GGGTAACGAGGTTCTTGAGCGCTGTCTTAACGACGGACTCAAGACTCGTTTCCCTCGCAACGTCCTTCGCGGCCTCACCCCCTTCGGGCAGGACTCCCTCGGGAGATTCTGTCTTGAGAAGGTCAGGGGCGATGGGACGTTTGCAGTTGCTGATGACGAAACAATTCGCGCACTCGGTGTTCTCGAGGCGCGGCGTCTCAGGGGTCCTGCCCCTGAGGCCCGCTCTCGATGCACTGTTGTGCGCGCCCCTGGACTCAAACACCGGGTACTTGGTGTACCTCAGTGTTTGGTCTTCGTGGAGGGTACATGGGCTCGTCGGTCTGCTAACCTGCTCCCTAAAGAGCACGTTCGCTTGTTCGACGAGCCTCACGTCCCGGATTGTTTCGTCCACCCCGCCGAGGGATCGGTCTTCTGCAGTTTGGACTTGTCCAAGGCTACAGATGGCCTTTCTCTTGACGTGGTGAAGGTAGTTCTCCAGGCTCTGCACTCCAATGGGCTTATCAGGTCTTTTGACCTTGGTAACGTCCTTTGGGGTGCAGGGATCCCTACCCCGACTCTTTGGGAGTCGGAGTATGGAAACTGGAGGTCGAGACGGGGATCTCCGATGGGCACTCCTCTTTCTTTCGTCGTACTGTCGTGGGTGAACGCTTGGGCTACCCAGGCGTACACTTCGGCGGCAGTTCACGGTGACGACGCGGTGGGTCTGTCTCCCAAGGGACAGGCTCACCAGTCCAAGGAGTACTCCTTGGCGGTGTCGTCCACCGGTGCCTCTGTGAACGCTACGAAGACTTTCTTTTCGCATTCGGCTTACACCTTTTGCGAAACGGCAGCTTTCGTTGTTCGCAGTCGCGACGGAAGAAGAACCACCTGTGCGTTCCGCCCGCCTCCTTGTCCTCCTCCCGGAGTTGCAGCGCCCCTTCCCGCACAGGAAGGTGTACCGCGACTTTGGTTGAAGCGACAAGAGCGGGTTGTACGTACCCTCTTTCCGTGGGTCGTCCGTGACCCTCGACTTCACCTGCCGGTGTCTGTCGGGGGTCTTGGCTACACGGGAAGAGGTCTCAACGTAAGCCGTGCTGTGAGGCGGCGACTGGCCGGAGCTTGCTCCGTAGTCAGTTCGCTCCGCCTCGCCACGGCTGTTAACGCGAGAAGGTGGTTCAGAGAGGAGGGCCTCTTCCCGAAACCTTTGGAACAAGTGCCTTCCCAACCGAAGCTTTTCTATAAAGCTGTTCGGTCGGTTGAAGGTGACAGTCTTTATACTGTGCTCCCTTCGGGGGGCGAGCTTGTTCCGCTGCGTCTTTTGATTGCCTCGAAGGCCCAAGCAGCTCGTGAGCTTTACTTGGGTTTCTTTGACGGTAATACTAGACGTAGGAAGGTTTCGGGAAGACCAGAACGGGCGAAGAGGTCCTTCCTTTTCAAGACGGCAG